TACTCTTCCAGGCGAAAGGTTTTTTAACGAAGACCTTGGTTCTAGGATATCAAGATCACTTTTTGAGAACATTGATACCATTTCTGCATCTTTAATTGAAGATGAAATCAGAAATACCATTGATAATTTTGAACCAAGAGTTGAATTGATTAATGTAGTCGTTGCTCCAAACTATGAGGACAACGAATTTAATGTGACGATTAGTTATAATATTGTTGGTGTTGATGCTTTACAACAACAATTATCATTCGCATTACAACAGACACGATAATGCCGTTAGTCAATTTCACAAATCTGGATTTTGATCAGATAAAAACTTCTATTAAGAGTTATCTTCGATCAAACTCAAACTTTACTGACTATGATTTTGAAGGTTCTAACCTTTCAACAATAGTTGATGTATTGGCGTATAATACATATATTTCCTCATACAATGCTAACATGGTTAGCAATGAGGTTTTTGTTGATAGTGCAACGTTAAGAGAGAACGTTGTTTCTTTAGCACGTAATATTGGATACGTTCCTAGGTCAAGAACAGCAGCAAGATCTGCAATTACGTTTACTGTTGATACTACAGACTTCGCTACCAATCCAACTGCAATCACCCTTAAGAAGGGCGTAGTTGCCTCTACAAGCGCGTTTGGAGGGGATAGTTATACATTTGCCATACCAGAAGACATTACGGTTCCTGTCGTCGATGGAGTAGCAACTTTCGACAGTATTGATATTTTTGAGGGAGAATTTTTAGTTGATAACTTTACAGTAGAAGCAGAAAATCCTGCACCTCCACAAAAATATATTTTAAGCAATCCACATATTGATACTTCCACTTTAAGAGTTTTAGTTAGAGATACTGAGTCGAGTACAACCAGCAGAAACTTTTTACTATCAGATAGTCTCTTTGAAGTCACGGGAGACTCAAGAGTTTATTTCATCCAAGAAATAGAAGATCAAAGATATGAATTGATTTTTGGTGATGGTATTTTTGGCGAAAAATTAGAAGAGTTGAGTTTTATTGAAGTTTCATATATTAGAACATCTGGTGAAGAAGCAAACGGATTATCAAACTTTAGTTTCAGTGGAATACTTGTAGACAATAATAATGTTTCTGTTGCAGATGGTATTTCATTAATTACTACAATTACTGCGTCAGAAAGTGGAAAGGAAATTGAGTCTGTAGATTCTGTTAAGAACTATGCGACTAAAATTTATGCATCTCAAAATAGAGCAGTCACTGCTGCAGATTATGAAGCATTAATTCCAAAAATCTATCCCGAGACACAATCCGTCTCTGTATTTGGTGGAGAAACGCTATCTCCTCCACAATTCGGAAAAGTTTTTATTACTATCAAACCATTCTTTGGTCCATTCGTGCCAAATTCAATCAAAGACAATTTAAAAAATCTTTTAAGAAGATATAGTGTTGCTGGTATTGTTCCAGAAATATTAGATCTTAAGTATTTGTATGTTGAAACTAACTCAACTGTCTATTATAACGAAAATTTAGCACCAGGATCGGACTTTGTTAAGTCTATTGTTTCTACTAACGTTGATAATTATTCCAATTCTACTGAGTTGAATAAGTATGGTGCAAGATTTAAGTATAGTAGATTCCAAAATATTATTGATAATAGTCATGAATCTATTACCTCTAATATTACTACAGTGCAGATTAGAAGAGATATGAAGGTAAGGCTAAGTCAATTAGCGAATTATGAAATCTGCTTCGGAAATGAGTTCTATATAAAGAGACTTGACGGATATAATATTAAAAGTTCTGGATTTAGAATATTTGGAGTCGATGATGTTGTATATCTTGGCGATGTTCCAAATCAAGATCAAGTAACTGGAGAAATTTTCTTATTTAAATTAAATTCTCCAACTCGACCAGGAATAGTAAGAAGGTCTGTAGGGACAATTAATTATGAAAAGGGTGAAATATTATTAGATAATATTAATATTGTTTCGACCTCTAAAACGGTTCAGAGACAACCAATTATCGAAATCTCTGCTTGCCCAAGATCGAATGACGTGATCGGATTGCAAGACTTATATCTCCAATTAAACACTAGCAATAGTGTGTTAAATATGTTAAGCGATGAAGTTGCTTCTGGTGCGGATCCATCAGGAACTACGTATATAACGACCTCAAGCTACACAAACGGAAACTTAGTACGTTCATAAAAAATGTTAGAAAGCAGAATCAAGATTAGCAGTGTTGTTGCAAACCAACTTCCAGAGTTTGTGCGAGAGGAATTTCCTCTTGTTGGAGAGTTTTTATCGCAATACTACCTTTCATTAGAAGGTCAAGGTTCTACTTTAGATATTTTACAAAATATTGATCAATATGTAAAGGTTGATAATTTAGCAAATCTGGTTGATTCTACAGAATTGACTGCTGATGTAGAATTTATTGATGATACAATTACTGTTAAATCAACCTATGGATTTCCAAAATCCTATGGACTGATTAAAATTGGTTCTGAAATTATTACATATACTGGAATCACGTCTACTACCTTTACTGGTTGTATTCGAGGATTTAGTGGAGTTACTTCGTACCAAGGTTCAAATACTCCAGATGAATTGGTATTTGAAGATACTGATATTGCTGAGCACAAATCTGGGAGTACTGTAACTAATTTAAGTATTCTTTTCTTAAAGCAATTCTTAAGAAAAGTCAAAAATCAAATTACACCTGGTTTTGAAGACCGTAAGTTGTATTCTGGTTTAGACGAAAGAATTTTTCTAAAGCAATCTAACGATTTCTATACTTCTAAAGGAACTGATCAATCTTTTGAAATACTATTTCGTGCTCTCTATGGTGAAGATGTAGAGGTTATTAAACCAAGAGACTATCTGTTCATTCCTTCAAGTGCTGAATTTAGAGTATCCAAGGATTTAGTTGTAGAAGTATTGGAAGGAGATCCAAACGATTTAGAAAATAGAACTCTTTTCCAAGATGAAACCGATGCATATCCTGGTGCAAGTGGGTCTATTAATAAAGTTGAAAAGATTGTAAGAGATGGCAAAGTATATTATATTTTAAGTTTAGATTTTGATTATGATAAAGATATTAATGTAAGAGGGTCAATTTTTGGCACCTTTTCAATCCATGCAAACACAAAAGTAATTACACCCGTTTCTGCAGATGATACAACGATTGATGTAGATTCAACAGTAGGATTTCCAAATTCAGGAACTTTAATTGCAAGTTATTCTGATGGTTCTTCCATAGAGATTACGTATAAGTCAAAATCTTTGACTCAATTTTACGAATGTACTGGAATAAGTAGGAGCATTGAATCTGCACAAAATTTAAGAATAGATGCTTTTGCATATGCATTAACTGATCCAAATAATATCGACTCGAAAGTTAAAGTCAGAGTTACTGGTGTTATTTCTGATTTAAATTTATACGAATATTCTCGTTATTATGAACCAGGAGATATTGTTGCTAATAAAAACTTAGGTATTTCCTTAGATTCTACATTTGGAAATAGTTGGTTTTTTAACGTTGCTACAAGATATAAGATAAAAACAATAGAAGTTATCGATAATATAAACTTTACTTATAAGATAACAACCATTGATGAGCATGGGTTTTCTATTGGAAACTTTGCAAAGTTAATTTTTAATAGTGGAGTTACTGTAGAAACTAATATTATTTCTATTTTGAATAAAGATAGTTTTGTAATTGGTGGACAGGGACAACTTCAACTTGCAGGTCTTCAGAGTATAGAAAGAAAAATATCTAAATCTGATTCTACAGAGTATCCAAGTTCTAGCGTTTATGCTACAAATGTTCAGAATGTTTATGCTGACCGAGAGTCGATTCATATTGCATCTTCTTCGATTCCAAGTTATCTGAATGAACCACTTGATACAACTGACAGATCTATAAAGTTCTCTGGAACATTTAACGGTTTAGATATCACTTTTGCAGATCATGGATTTCAAACTGGAGATGCAGTAACTTACATTCCTGAAAGTTCAACTAATACTCTGAATATTGACGAAGGATCGTATTTTGTAAAAAGAATTGATAGTAACACTATTAGATTATCTAATAGTAGACCAAATATTAGTAATGGAACTTTTATAACTCTTAAAGGAACTGTAACTAATAGTGTCTTAAGATACACCAACTTTGTTAATCAAGAGTTGGATAGTCAAAAAATTATTAGAAAACTCGTAGACCCAGTAACTGATACTGAAACTCATACTACAGATCCTGGACCAACAGGAATTTTGGTTAATGGTGTTGAGATTTTAAATTATAAGTCTAATGATTCCATTTTCTATGGATCTATTCAAGACGTTGAAGTTGT